CCGTCGACGCTGCCGGTGATGGTAGCGACGTCGTTCACAGCGGTATTGGTATCGACTACATAGACGTGCGTCGTCGTCTGTGAATTCGGTTTAACTGCATCGAGGTTTTCCATTTTCTTATTCCTCAGTCCCGCAGACGTTGATCCGATAGGTGCCGACCGTGCCGGAACCTGCTGCGCTGATGTTGAAATTCAGAACATTGTTCGCCGAGGCTGATAGGACGCCGTTTCCTAGATCGATCCATCCGCCCGAAACTTGCGTGATTCCCGATTGAATGCCTGCGACGGCCGGGACGTCTATGTCGTAGGTGCCGATCGTGATTCCTGTCGTCGCATCCTGGAATGAAACAGTCACGACGCCCGTCGCGGTCGCGGCGAGGCCTTGCGCTGTGATCTGAAAGCGCATGAGCCTGAATTTTTTTCCTGAAGTCGGAGTCCAGACCGCCGAATTTCCAGTCGTAGACGCATTCACCGTCGCTGTCTTGAACACCGACGGAGTTCTGAGCATCGCTCCAGAATTGTTTCCCGGTCCCGCTGTCTGAGCGCAGATCGTTACAGCAAGTGCAGCATTCGTGCCAACCAGGTCATTGGCTATCTGAACTGTAGTGGTTGGCTCAGTTTGAGCCAGGGCCGTAACTGGAACTATCTTTGGATATTGAACAGGGATGTAAGCGGGTTCGTTCAAGAGAGCGTAATTCACCACGGCTTGCTGAGTGCCAGATGGAATAATCGTGGTGATTCGAAACCGAAGATAAGGAAAACCTGCAACGGTGAAAATGTAAGATGAGATAACGCCACTCGGGAATACAACGGGATTCGAATTGATACCCGTGTACGGGTCCGTCGCTGCGCCCGCCGCCGTTCGATAGGATGGAAGAGGGTTCCAGTTAGTATTGTCGAGACTTCCTTCCAAAACCCAGGCCGAAGATCCCATCGCCCCGCCAGACGTGATGACTTGCAAGACGAGACTAGAATAGTGATTGCTGTTCGAGATGATCGCCGTCGTCGGGGTACCTGAAGCATTATTGAACGTGCCTACGTTTCCCGAGGGACCGCCGCCTGTCACGGGGATCGCGCCGGCAGAATCCGGCGGTGCCGTAACGGTCGTGCCATTCCATTGATCGACATTCGTGCTCTGATGGGCTGGCAAGGCATCAGGCGTGACGAGCAGCTTGTTCGTGAGTTGCGGTTGGTCCGTGGCCAGGACTACGCGAAGCGTGCCCGCAGATTTCGTGCCGGAATTTGTGTCGGGAACCGTGCCGTTGATTTGATCGACGTTCGTGCTTTGATGGGCCGGGAGCGCGGGAAGGGATGCCGCGGAAATCGCGACAGTTCCGTTCACATTGACCGTCGGTCGCCCGCTCGAATCGAGCACCAAATCTTTCACGTTTCCCGAGCCATCTTTTCCCGCGATCACGATGGGCGCGGCGACAGGCGAGCCCTCTGCTACGGTTCCGAGCACGGGCAAGCTCGAGGCCGAGACAGGAATCGTTCCATTCACATTCACGGTAGGTCGGCCGGCGGAATCGAGGACGAGATCCTTGAGATTGCCGGACCCATCTTTGCCCGCGACGAGCACGGGATTCACGGTCGACGCCGACGTCCCTTCAGCCTGAATGCCCTGCACGAGAGGATCGGCCCACACTGCACTCGCATTGCCTGGCTGCGAGATTGGGATTTGCCCGGGATGGCTCAGCGCGCCCGTGATCGGAATGCCGTTGATTTCAGTCGCGTCGATAACGCCACTGCCGGCGTGCGTGAGTGATGCGCCGCTGTCCACGACCATCGCCGCGGTCGTGTTATCTCCACTTTCAACTTTCGAAAAAGGGATCGCCACGTTCGACAGATTTGTTCCCAGAGTCGATTCGATCGCTCCAACTTCGGCGGCGAGCTGGTTGTGCGCTACCGCCGTGATGAAAGCGTTTACCTCGGAGCCTGGAGCGTGGTTTGCCGCCGTCGTGCCTTCGTATCCGCGCGTGAGCCCGCTACACACATCGCCCGAGCGCGTGCCCACGAAGATGATTTCGCTGTCGATCGTCACGACAAAATCATTCGGAGGCAGGCTCGCACCTTGACCGGCCAGCACGGAAAACGAAGTGTCTGTCGAGAAAATGCCGACGAGAAGTGAAGGGATGGTCTCGCCTCGAGAGAGATTCTTCTGATTGAGGAGATCGGCTGCCCCGGCTAGCGCGCCGGGAAACTTCGGTGTAGCGGAAAATCCCATGAGACTCACCCCCCTAAAAAAAACGGGGTTGCGGAAAACGCAACCCCTGACGACCTGGATTTTGTTTAACCGCTAAGCGTTTTCGTTGCGCTTCTCGTTTTCCTTGTTGAGCGGATCGTCCTGGTACCACAGCTTACGATTCGCTGCCTGGATGTCTTTGATCGTCATGCCATCGGGCGCGGTCTCGACGGCTTTGTACTCTTGCCCGGGCATCATGTCGAAACCGAAGGCCTCGCCCTGGGCGGGTTGCGGCTTGAGCGGCGGGTCCTGGTGAGGCTCTTCGACGAGCTCGTCGCCGCCTACCTTCACGATTCCGGCCGGTCCACTCACATCGCCCCCTGGATGCTCGACGTTTTGCGGATTCGCTTCCGCATCGTTCCGCGAAACGCCGGCAGTATGCATCGCGATCGCCACGGCTTGCGGCTGTGATTTCCCCGCCGCCATCTCAGTCTCGATATTGTGACTGATCGCAGCCTTCGATTTTCCCGGCTCGAGCGGCAAGACTCACCTCTTTTTTCGAAACCATGAACGCCAGTCGCGCGCCGCGCTACTTGCCTTTTCCTTTGGGCTTTCCGGCGTCGGCGCTTTGACTTGCGGGGGTTGCGGTACCGGTGCCGCCGCTCTGACCAGATTGGGATGTGGCACTCGCACCTTGATCGGAGTTAGCCGACGCAGAGATTGCTTTGTCATCTGAAGGGTCGCCGGCCGGTTTCGAGTTCGGATCGGCGGGAGGATTATCCTTGTCATCAACGCCCTCATTCTTCACGTCATCCGTCCAATTCGGATTCGGAGCCTGGCCTTGCCATGCGGCTGCATCTTGGAAAAATGCTGCCGCGTTGCGCACCGTCATGCCATCAAGCATTTTCTTGGCTTGCTCGATCGACGTTACTTTGTAGCCGCGCGACTGAAGGAATCTGACGTGATGGTCGGTAACCTCGGGGAATTTCGTCGGGTCCAGCGCTTCTTGTTTTTGAACGTAAGGCTTGACACCGTTGGCCTTGAGCCATTCCGAATAGACCGGGTGATTCGCTATTTCCTCAGACACTTGCTGTGCGCCCATCTCGAAACGGATTCTCGTAAAATCCTGAAGCTGCAAAATCACGACGCGCGGAAAATTGAGCACGACCGTCTTCGCGGCAGGGGGAAGATCCTTCGCCAATTTTGTTGCTTTATCCGGTGCGGGAGCGAAAGGCCTGGTTATTTCGGTCATGTTCACCTTTTTCCGAGGGCCGGCACGCGATTGACACCGGCCCTCAGCCCTTGGTAACTCTACGGGCGAGGGTACTACGAAAACGCTGTTCCAGCCACTCCTGCATCGTGCGATTAGACAGCCTAGATGCCATCGTAGTAGCCGAGGGTCTCTGGGTAAACGACTTCCATGACGCCGAGGCGCCCGAAGTACGTGCTCTTGTGATAGATGCCGTCGTACTGAACTGGCGTGCGCTGGAGCAGCGTCATCGGGTAACGGATGCGGTCTTTTTCCTTCACGTAGACGCACATGCGATCGTGGCTCGGGGTGCTGATCGTTCCGATCGTGCCGCCCGCGCCCGCGCCGATGCACCATTTTGCGGGATAGATTTCCAACTTCGCGCCGCGCGCGGTCGCGAGCAGGTTGTTCTGGAGAATGTACTGCAAAATCGAAATGTTCCCCGCCAAGCTCACCTTCGCGGTAGCGATATAGCCGTACTGCGCCGGGGGAATCAGGATGCGCGACGGCATGACGGCCCAGGCCGCGTTTTGCCAGTTCGTCGTCAGCGCATTGTTCACGTCCGCGAGGATCTCGTCGGGGGATTTCGTCTGCCAAGACGTTGAACCCGAGGCGCCGGCCACGACGTTCACTGGCGTGACGCTCGCGGAATTGAGGAGGCCGGTGTCGCCGAGCGACGTGTCACCGATGTACACCTGTTCGTCCACGTCCATCTGGTACTTGAGCTGCATCGCCATGTATTTCTGTTGGTCGATGGGACGGCCAATGCGCGCCGCCGATTCGAGCTCGAGGATCGTGTATTTCAGCTCCAACCCCCAGGGACGGAGGGGCTGCGGAGTCTTCGCGATGTCAACGTCGATCCCTGTGATCTGCGTGGTGTCCTTGCCGATCCAGGATTTGCCGTTGCCAATCGAGTTGCCGGCGCCGAGGCCGCCTGCGCTGCCATACGTCGACGTGGTGAACGAAGACACTTCATCCGCGATCGTGACATCTTCGCGAAGATCGATGTCTCGGCCCCACGACACGGCCGCGAGAGGCTCGTGCAGCGTCATGTCGAGCCGCTCGAGCTCGCCGACGAGAAACGCGCCTGTCGAGTCGACGGTCTTGCCGTCTCTCGTTTTGCAGGGGAATGGGAGCCGCATGCCGAGAGCATTGCCCGCAGAGTCATGCGTGCCGAGCGCGCGGTCGTAGGTCATCAGTTCGTCGTGCGTGCGCCGATGCCCGACGTACTTTCCGCGAAAGATATTGCCAGAGCTGCGTTCGACCGCTGTTTGCATGTCATTCGCTCCCTTAACTTGAAGTCCGTCTCGAACAAAAAATGTTCCGCGTGGAACAATTTCCCCCACCGCGGCTTAGATGTTGAACGCGAGTTCAACGAGCCCGTTGGTATCGGCTGGGCCGTTGAAGGAAGATTTCTGGTCCAGGGCAACTTGCGTTCCTGCAACCGTGTCGACTGACACGCCGCCGACGACATAGCCCGTGCCTGCGATTGTCGTGACCTGGACAATCGAGCCCTTGAACGCCGGGGCCGCGCCTTGCAAAAGCACGATCATGTAGCCCGAGCGCATCACGTCTAGGGCTTGCGTGCTAGGCGGAATGACTGTGCCAAAGCTCGATGTGAGCGAGCCGCTGGTCGGCTGAGTGGGGTACGGACGGACAGCGAACCCGTAGATCGACGCCGCGGTGTCGCCCGTCTTCGGCACACGTACGCCATTCGGCGCCGCACCGTCCGCGACGACGGCCGAGCCGTAGAATTGAGGCGGCGCGCCGGAAGTCGTGTCGATCAAGCACGGCTCGATCGTGACAGGATGCGATCGATTGACCGCGCCCTGCATGCCCGCGCCCATGCGGTATTGGAATGAGGCGTCATGAGTGCGCCGATGCCCGACGTATATGCCCTGATCCTTCGCGCGGATGAAGAAAAACTTCCGCATGATCTCTTGAAGTTTCATATCGCCTCGACTCCTTCAGTCCTGAGTTT